GTGTGCGCCGGTCGCAGATTATGACCGAATTCACCGGGCGCCAGATCATTACGGAACAGATGGAAATGTTCGATGACGGAAGCGGAGACGGCGCGGGCTAACGCGATCTCGTTTGAAGTCAAGAAAGATGGCTTGGCGCAGCGTCAGTCTGGGGATTGGCAGCTGCGTTTCACGGTCTCCTCTGTGGATATGGACCAGAGGTTAGCGACCGCGCCGATGGGCGCGCGGTTCGCGTGTTGCCTGGTCGAAATCAACGACGACGAAACCCCGGTCGATCACGTCGCCGAGGATCGCGACAAGTGGCGCGAGCTCGGTGCAACCAGGCAAGCCGGGATCAGGTGCAACGATCCGGTGTTTTGGGCGTACCTAACGGAAGAATTGCACTTTCCACCAATCGCCGATGCTGACATGGCCGCAGCTTGCGTGCGCGAGCATTGCCAGATTGAAAGCCGCGGCGATTTCTCGAAGCCCGGTTTTCACGAGCAGCGCGAGCGCTGGCACAAGCTCGATTATGCCTTCCAGGCTTGGAGGATCAAGGAAAATGCCTGAACGTCAACCGCGCCAACATGACGACAATTATCTGACCTGGATTCGCTCGCAGCGTTGTTGCCTGTGCGGCACCAATCAAGGCGTCGAAGCCGCCCATCTGCGCGTCGGTTCGATTGGCGACGGCAAACCACCTACCGGGATGGGGGAAAAATCCTCGGATCGGTGGAGCTTGCCGCTATGCAAGCGTCACCATGATATGCAGCACGCCATGAACGAAGCCGAGTTCTGGGCGAGCTTTGGCATCGATCCGGTTGCGCTGGCGTTACACTACCAGATGAGGCCAGTTGTGGATCGTGAGACCGGCAAGTAAGAAAAAAGAACATCGGGCATGGTTTGATGACGCTGCCCGGTATTATGATTCAGAGGCATGGGCACGCAAACGTGCCGAGGTTTTAGAGCGCGATCATTATCAATGTCAGGCTCGAATTGATGACGATTGCATGGGGCGCGCGTCGCAGGCGCATCATCTGACGTACAGGCACTTTCGCTGTGAGCCTCTGTTCGATCTGATTGCGGTTTGCCGCAACTGCCACGAAACCATTACCCAAATGGATCGTGCCGCGCGCCTTTGATTGGTCACCATTGCTGTCATGGTCAGCGGCATTGTCCTTATTGGGGCAGCAAACCTGCCGCAAATAACGGGGGAGGGACAATATTATAATGCTCAAACCCCCTTGACATTCGTAGTTATTACGGAAAACTCGCGACGCGCGCGCGCATTACTCCTTCTCCCTTAGTTCTACTTAAGATGCGTCCGTCGCTCGCTACGGCGCTATTTGAAAGCGCGCTCGCTCCGCTCTTTTCCCTTACTTCCATTGCTAAGCCCCTTCCTTCCTTTCCTTCCCCGGATACAACTGTTCATGGTTCAGTGGTTACGCGCGCGCGAGGGATTGGCAATTTTGTTGCGTGGCGTTATGGTTACTCCAAATCGCATTCGGAGTGATCGGAATGCCCGACGATAATGCTGGACCGACCCAAGAACGAATCCAGCACGCCGGGCCATTTTATTGCAGCGTCGGCCGTTCGAAATCTTCCCGCAGAATCACCATGCTCGACGACGCCTTAGGGCGGGCCTGGATGCGCCGGAATATCTCGGCGGAAGAATACTCGGCCCTTAAGAAATACGCCCTGCACTGGCTCGCCGGCGGGCTCCAGGGCCATCTGGGATCGGTGGATCTCAACCGGGTGCTGGCGTTCGATCCCGGTAGCATGAGCGGGCTGGCCAAGTCCGAGGCTCAGGCCGATCACCGCCGGCTCTACCACGCGGCTCGGGACCGGATCGGAACTCGCCCTGCATTTGTTGCCGATCAAGTTGCGTGCTTCGATACGCCGTTGTTTATTGTGGGTGCCATCCTTGGTTACCGTTCACGATGGCGCGCCAGGCAAAAGGCGGTCGAGATTTTGAGCGATGCCGGCTATCGCCTGGGGCAATTCTGGCAGGAACTCGCCAAGGGGAATTGACTTTGGGGCAAAAAAGATCATGTTTTGTCTAGTCTTTTGACGCGCGCCCCGAGAGCAGGTTTGTAGGTTTCCCCTTACTGCCCACTTTGCGGAGTGATGCTGTCAGAGACGTTAGGCCCCGCTCTCACGAACGGGGCCTTTCTTGTTTGGCGTTCTGCCTCCCTGGACTTACCGGCCCCGATGCAAAAATTGTTCAAAAGCAGGAGACGGGGCCGGGCTTTTTCAGTAGCAGGTAGTGTGGCAAGTCTGGTTGCCGAAGTTATCGCGGTTGCAATGCGTGGTGCAGCTCCCGGCCTTGGCCGGGATGGAAGTTGCGAGCAGGGCGAGTGCGGCGAGGGCAAAGATTAATTTCTGCATCTGGTTTCCCCTTTCGGAAATCACGGCCGGAATTGGCCGCTGGGAAGCCTTAGCCTATTCGTAATAATTACGTCAAGGCTGCAAATCCGACTCTCGGGATTTCGTCTTAATCATTAAGTTGAGTAGCATCGCGACCACGCGCGGCACCGGCCAGTTGCCGGCAATCCAGCCGCGCACGGTGCGGTCGCTGACCTTGATGGTTCGGGCAAAGCCGACTTGGCTGAAGCCGGTCGCGTCCAGTGCGGCTTGCATTTGCGTGCCGTTCATGGGTTTTTGTTTCATGTGGCCTCCTTCAGCCGGGCAACGAGTCGCAGCACAGTTTCGCCCCGCCACGCATTGCCCTGGCTGGTCTTGATGCCGCGCTCGTTGAGATGCGCCGCAATCCGCCGTGATGACAGATTGATCATCGGAGTAATTTCGCTGCGCAGTGACTCGGCGAATACTCGCGCGTTGACGGCGTTGGTTTGGATTTCCTGCGGATTGCCAAGCCGTTTGCCTCGTGCCTGTGCGGCCGTGAGTGCGTCCTTGGTGCGCTTTGAGATCATGCGCCGCTCTTGTTCGGCCAATGCCGCGTAGATATGCAGCATGAACGGATCGGCATTGACGCCGAGCTCGGTGACAATGAATGGCACCTGTTGCGCCATCAATCCGGCGATGAAAGCCACGTCACGCGACAACCGATCGAGTTTGGCGACGATCACCGGGCATTTAGCTGCCCTGGCAGCTGCCAATGCGGCTTGGAGCTGCGGCCGCATTTCCAAGGTGTCGCCCTTGCCGGTTTCGATCTCGACAAAGGGCGGACTGATTCTAAAGCCTTCTACCTCGCAGAACCTGTTAATGGTGGTCTGCTGGGCTTCCAGGCCAAGACCGGAGCGGCCCTGGCGCTGGGTCGAAACGCGAATGTAGGTAATGGCGGGTTTCTTAGACATTGGTTTCCCGCGCGATTGAGAAGGCGGGTACGTCGGCATCATCGGAGGCATTGACGCACACAAAGCAATATCCGCATTCGTCAGGCGAGCCGCCCTGGAAATAGTTGCCATGCCAGCCAAACTTGCGGGCAAGAGCCTCGGCCGCCTTGGCGTGGCGCTGTTCGATGTTGAGCGAATCGTCGCAACCAATGGTGATGCTGCCAGTCGCCGCTTTCGCCTTGATGCGCGAGCCGCGCGTATTGGATGGGCCGATGTATTTTGTGGTGATAGCCTGAACGATAAACGTCATGTTGGTTTCCCCTTATGAAGCAAGCCGAAATGCCGCTTCTAATGCCCCAAGTCCGGTAAGGGTTTCCCCTGCCGGACGTGAAGCGATGTTGTGATGATCAGATTAGTGTCGCGACGATGAAGGTTCCGACGAATGCGAGCGCCAGCGACAAGCTAAAGTCGATCACCATTGCGGATAACGCTTGCGGTACTGTTCATCGGCCCAACGGTCGATCGCCTTAGCTTGGCGTTCGTATTCCGCAGCTGTCATGGAATTGGAGCGCATGTAACGGCGATCGAGGTCGTCGAACATGCGCTCGACGCGGGTTTCAATCTGCTGTTCGGTCATCTGGTTTCCCCTTAGCGAGAGACGAAATTGTCTCTCTACTGGCTTAAGCCGGGAAAGCTTTCGCTGCCCGGCATAAACCAATGTTGAGCGGATCAGGCTCGTAATTTTGTTCGCAGGGTATTGCGAGCGTCGCGGATTGCGCCGCGCACCATGTCCGGGAAATAGTGACAGATCACGGCCCTTTCCCCTTTTGCTGCACGCATGATTGAAGAATTGCGGTTGAGCGGATCAGCGCTGCGATGATCTTGGAAAAATTCGCGCGGATCGGAATAGATCGAACCCCAAAGCGAATCGGAACCGATTTCCTTGCCTTTGTGATAGACGCTCACAATGGTTCCGAAAGCTTGATATTCGCCGCTTTCGAGCTTGTCGCCGATTTCGTGGCTTTCATCCCAAGACAAATCAAGGTCGTTGTCAGGAACGATCGACGCCGTAACCAGAAAGTTCTTGGTTTCGAAAGACCAAATAGTTTCACGCATTTCGGTTTCCCCTTAGCGAAGCACTGGAATAGCGCTTCTACTGCCTCAAGCCCCGTATCGGTTTCCCGAGCGGGGCGTGAGGGTTTGGCTATTTCCGCAGTGTTCCGGGTTTCTCACCCCTGCGTGACTCGCCAAAAGGCTTGAGGTTATTCAGCGATCGCTGCCAGCAATTTGTCCGCAATTTCCTTGGCCTCATCGAACATCAAGGCAATTTGCACGATATCGTTCTTGCGGCGGATTTGCAGAATCACATCTTGAGGTGAGCTGCGATAGACACGGACACAGTTTTGTTCGGTCATTTCCTTGATGATCGTCCGGCGCGGCTTGTTCTTGGTTTCAATAATCTCGTTCATCCGATTTCCCCTTGGCGCTTGATTGCGCCTCACTACATAAATAGGAAATCACAGCCTATGTCAACGGATGGCGTAATGATTACGGATAATAATTTTACTCTTAACGATCACGAATTGTTACAGCGCGAGGTCAAGTTGCTGCGGCGCGACCTGCGCTCGGTGTATACCCAGCTTTATTCCCTGGTCGAGCGGGTGAGGCTTCTTGAGGCTATCCCTCGGCACGACGATGATGAAAGCCTCGGCGCCATCCGGGATTACTTACGCATCAACGAGGATTACCCGCCGCAAGCGGTCGCATTCATCGAAAGCCGACTACCCGCCGAATGGCGCGAGCTGATCAGCTTCCACGGAACTAACAAGGTCTTCACTCTATTGGCAGCCAATAAGAGCGTCCACGACGCAAGAGAGCAGTTGAATGGCCCCGTTTAAGCAGGTCAGGGTTTATCGAGACCCAAATCAGACCTTCGGGCGCCCAAGTGAGTTCCGGCCGGAATACTGCGAGCTCGTTATCGAGAAAGCCAACAATCATGGCTTAAGTCTCGCAGCATTCGCAGGTGCGATCGGAGTGGCAAGAGAGACGATCTATCAATGGATGAAAGCGCACGATGACTTTGCAGACGCGTGTTCCCGCGCTAAAGCCGCGCGAATTCTTTGGTGGGAATTGAAGCTCGGCAGAAGCCGCAAAGGTGCTGAAACTACTGCAAGTATTTTCGCTTTGAAGAATGCAGCACCTGACGAATGGCGAGACATCAGACACACCGAGCACCAGGTCACGGTTGGTCCTAGAATGCTCACAGATGCCCAACTAGAAGCCATTGCAGCCGGTCATTCGCCGGCGGATGTCGGCATTATCGACGGTTCGGCGACCAGGTTAGGCGAGAAGTGAGACATTCATACCAACGTTAGCGTGTGGCATCGCACTGCACAATGTGATTTCAGCCACTTAGCTGCCAGTTTGTTTCGTCGGAACCACCCGGAGGGGGAAAAATCCTCGGGGCAAGCATGCTTATTTATACAACCCCCCCTACAAACCCGCCAACCCCGGCAACTTCGGGGTCATTGAGGGCAGGCCACGTAAGACTGCCGTTTCCCCCTACAAATCCGCAGCCTTTCGCAACTTCGCGTTCCACAAATCCGCGCTGTTTCAAAACTTCGGCTGTTAACAAATCCGAGTAACTGTGATGGACAAGGAAGCTCGATTACGTGAACTCCGTGAACTCGGTGATGTTCACAGTGTTAACAATGTCAACAAAACT